TCGGATGCTGTCTGTCATCGGGTCAAGAGCGAAGGTTGCGAGAGCCCGCTCGACAACCTCGTCCGTCACACCTACTGACTTGCTACTAACTTCAGCGGAATCAGTAGTTGATCGGAGAAGGGCTGCGTGCTGGCGCAGCATCTCGCGCACTCGCAGCGGAAGCGGATGTTCGTTCGTATCGGCCGCCTCGGCGACCTGCTCGGGGGTGTAGGTGGTCATCACGCCGCCTCCCTGTCGAGGATCGCGAAGTACACCCTGGCGCACGCCTCAGCATCAGCGCGTGCACCGTGGGCGCCCTCGAAGGTCTCGCCGGTGAAGTACTGGTGAGCCTCCTGCATGTTCGGCGGCTTGAACCAGTGGCCGCGTCCGCTCTTGCGCATCGCCTCGGTCGCCGGCAGTTTCATGATCGGCTTGGCGGAGTTGCAGGTGCAGTAGGACGGCGCGGCCTTGAACTGGTCGGCGTAGGTGTCGTGGTCGCACTCGTCCGGATCGGGGAACCGCTTGATCGCGATGCGAATGATCCGCTGATCGAAGCTCTCGTTGTGCGCCACCCGGAGGAGTGCACGGTCATGCAGCGCAAGGAACGCGGCCAGCGCCTCGGCTTCCGGCACGCCTTCGGCCAATGCCTTCTCGGTGGTGATGCCGTGGATGGCCGCCACCTCGTCGGGGATCGTCCAGCCGTCCGGGCGGATGATCGCGTGGTAACTGTCGACCAACTCGCGACTGTCGGCGTCGTAGAGTAGGCCGCAGATCTCGACCAGATGCGGCTGGGCCGGCGACTCGCTCGGCTCTTTCCAGATCGGCAGGCCACTGGTCTCGGTGTCGTACACGAGGACAAGATTGCGGGGCGACTCTTGGGTGTAGGCGGTGACTTCCTCGGTCATGCCGCGCCCTCCTGGCTATCCCGCGACGGCGTGAAGTTGTTGATAGTGGTCTGCTGCTGGTCGAGCTTGAACATGGTGGCGCTCCGTGTGGTGGTCGGTGGTGGTGACACAGGGCGGGCCGGCGCCGACGATTTACCGGGTCTCGGCGTCCAAGACGGAACCGCGCATCCCCACACGGCCCAGCCCGCTTTGTGTGCCCCGTGCTACTCGACGGGGCGGCGAGGGTGCCGGTTACGTCATCCGGCGTTGATGCGTGATCCTCCGATTCCCGTGGACAAAGCCCGGGATGTCTTCGGCGCAGAGCAACCGGCTCGCCGCTTCAGTGTGGGTTACTCGGAGCCGGCAATCTCGGTGGCGCGCTTCTGATAGAGATCTGTCATGTCGGCGTGGTAGTCGATGTGCAACTGGCTCACGAGGTCGAACGCGTCATCCAGAGATTTGCGCGTCGTGGCCGCCTCGATCGCTGCACGGACTTCCTCGGCAGTGATCTGAGTCGTGGCGGGGCCGTCACCATCAATCGGTGGCGCGGCCTTCGGCTTCTTGCTCATAGCATCCTTGAGCGTCTTGGCTGGTGCGGCATCAGTGGCCGTCTCAAACCAATCGGCAGGTGCGGACATGCCGTCACGGAGACTCGCGTAAACCTTCTTGAGCTGCACGATCTGTGCAGGCCGGATGGCCTCGAGCCGACACTGGATGCGTGCCTCAATATGTTCCTTGGTCACGCCGAACTGACCGAAGGCGGCGAGCAACTTCTTCAGCGCCTCGGGCGAGGTGTCAGCAGAGGCGTGCAGAGTCTGTTCGCACTGCTTGACTGCGGCCTCGATCACGTCGCCTGGCACCACGCCCAAGATGCAGGCGCGAAGGCGGCGGGCGCCTTGATTCGCCACCAACTCGTAGATGTCGCGCGGGTCCTCGAGCTTGTAGCCCCCTTTTTTCGTGTGTCGCTTGTGCTCGACCTGGAACACCTTCACCTGCCTAGTGTTCGTCTCCATGTCCCACGCGAATGCCTCGACAGTGGATGCGCCATTGCGCTGCTCAAGCTCGCGGATGCCGAAGGACACATTGCCCCACGCCTGCGCGGCCACCTCGGCCAGCCGGATGCTGGGTCCAGTGATCTCCTGCCCGCCGCGGCTGTAGCTGTAGAGCGCACCTTCGGCCAGGGTGGCGCGGGTGCACGCCTGCAGAATGCGGTCGGTCGCATCAATTTGGTTGCGAGGGAAGCGCTTGGCGATGACCATCGCCGCCTGCACCTCGGCGATCTCGCGCTGCTGGCCAGCCTCGGCGATGGCGTTCTGCGACTCGCGCACCGGAAGCTGCGACGCGAAGGGGTTGTTGTTGTTGCTGTGGACGATTGCGTTCATCGTGGGCTCCTCGGTGATCAGCGGATACGGAACACGCGCACGCCATCGGCGCGCGCCTTCCAGGTGAGTGCGGGCCTGCCGTCGACCAGCAGGGTGGTGGCGTCGCGCATGAATGCCTTGATCGCGTACTCGTGGACGTCCTTGCGGGCCTCGGCCAGCGCGATGGCCTGACGCTCGGCGCACAGCGCCTCAAGTGAGCTGCGGACGTGGGTGTCGGCCTCGACGGCACGGCCGCTGTCGCGGTCGTACAGCTTGAGCACGTCGGCGGCGTTGGTCGGCTGCGGCGGGCGGCGTGGCTCGATGTGGTAGCGCCAGAAGTCGGCGGCGCGCCGGCGAATATCGGCAATCAGGTCGTCGTCGCGGTCGATGCGGTACAGCCGGTAATCGTCGAAGCCGATCAGCGCCTGCACGTAGCAGTGCGTGGCCGGGTGAACGCCCATGCCCCACATCGCCTGCGCAGTGACGTACAACGGCGGCTCCTCGCCGGCATCCGGGTCGCCCCAGTCGCGCACCGCGTTTGGATGGACGGTCTTGGTTTCCCCGTTCCCGCCGTCGCTGGCCTCGAAGTCGATTTCGGCCTTGGCCCAAGAAAACTCGTCATCCTGGTAGCGCTCGTTGGCTCGCACCACGGACAGGCCAGAGCGGCGGCAGAACTTCTTGGCGGCCCACGGCTCCAGGTCGCGGCGATCCTCGAAGAACTCGGCCTTCTCCGGCGTGATGACCTCCTCGCGCTCGCCGGTGATCAGCAGGTACTCGTCAAGCGGCGTGCGGAAGGGCGACAGGCCGAGGATGGCGGCGATGTTGCCGCCACCGATGTAGCCGATGCGGGAGTGCTGGGCGCTCACGGGAGCACCACCATGCCGCGGATCCACGGCACCACCTTCACGGTCAGCCCGAACAACTGAAAGTCGACTTGGAACCTCGCGGGAAAGTCGATGTAGCTTTGCAGACACGGGTCGTTCATCAACTCGCGATAGTCATCCAGGCCGATGATCAGGGTCTTTGCTTCGCGGTTGAGTTGGCGGAACACCTCCTCCCGCTGCACCGAGAGCGCATGCATGAAGTTGTCCGGCCTGATGACATGGCGGGTCAGCTTGACTTCGTGATTGAATGCCTGCGAAAGGTGGCCGTGACGAGCCATCCAACGGAGCACCGCGCGATAGAGGCTGGCAAGTCGCCCGTGCGGCGTAAACGTCCAGTGGTCCGGCCGCACGCTGCGGATCTCTTCCCGACTGGTCTGGACGGTTTCGATAACGCGATCGTTCATGCCGCCACCTTCTTGCCGCGGTTGACCGTGACGGCGCGCGCCTCGTTGTCTAGCGCGATGGCGAGGTCGACAACCACCTGTGGCGTGCTCGCGTGATTCGCCTCTCCGTCGAAGTAGTCGACCACCGCCTGCGCCGCGGTGCGCAGCGTCAGGCCGGCCAGGCGGTCAGCCTCAGCCTTCGCCGCCGCCTCGGCCCTCTCCTTCGCCAGCGCAGCGGCCTCGCGCGCCAGCAGCTCCTGCTTGGCTTCCAGTGCGGCGCGCTCATCCTGCAGGCGGCGCTCCTCTTCGGCGCGGTGCTCGGCTGCCTCGTATTCCTCGTGTTCGCGCTGAACGGCTGCGCGACGCATTTCGTGAAGATGGCTGTTGGACTTGTCGAAAGCGTCGCAAGCCTCGCCATGCCACTCGGAAAAGTCGAATTCGTTGTCGGCATCGCGCGGATCGAGCTTGTTGCGCTCGGCGATGTACGCGTCGATTCGCCCCGAGTCCCAGTTCGCGGCCGGGGCGACAAACGACAGCTCGGTGATCTGGTCGCGGATACGCTGCACACGCGCAGCCTCGATTTCACGCTGCTCGCGGGCGAGACGGTCAGCCTCGGCACGCTCTGCCGCTGCACGCTCCTCGGCTTCGCGGCGCAGACGCTCGTTTTCGGCGCGCATGCGCTCCAGCTCCGCACGCTCGGCGGCGATGCGCTTCTGCTCGTCCTCGTGGTCGCGCTGGGCCTGCAGCTGCTGCTCGATGCGGGAGATGGTTGCGGCCAGCGCATCCTCGGCCTCGCGGTGACGCTCGGCGAAGAAATCCGGATCCAGCGCCTGGTCGCGCAGCTTCGCCAACTGGCCCTCGATGATCACTGCGGGCTTGCCCATCAGACCGGCCGGCACGTTGCGGATGTCCTCGATGGCGCGAGCGATGGCCTCGACGCGCTGACGCTCGGCCTCCAGTCGGGCCAGCTTCTCGGCCTCGACGCGGGCCTCCTCGGCCTTGATCTGCACGTCGATCGGCTCCTCCAGCGCCACCAGCTCGGCGGTGATGCGCTTGGCCTCGTCGTCGATCAGGCGGCACCGCTCCAGCGCGGGGGCCTTGATCGCCTTGCGGGTCTTTTCGAGCGACGTGCGCAGCGTGCGCAACTCGGCGCGGGCTTCCTTCGCGGCCTTCATCGCCTTCGGCACGGTGACGTCGTACACGACGCCCTGATGGCGGGCGCGCAGGTCAGCCAGTGCCGCAGCGGTTTCGGAGTATTCGGCGATGGCCGTCTGGCCCACAGTCTTTTCGGTGGTCATGGTCGGAATCCTTGCCGGCGCGGTGGCCGGCTCTTGTTGAAACGGGGTCAGATCGCGGACAAGTGCCAGGCGATCCAGACGATGACGGCCACGCCGGCGTCGACGGCGAGCATCGACAGCAGGACGCGACGGAACGAGGGCCAGGTCTTGCGAGGAGAGGGGCCAGCCGCAGCGCGCTCCAGGGGGTGAGCTGCCGGCCGGGAGGTCCGGTGCTGCGGCTGGCGAAAACGGGGAAGGCTCATGCGACCGCCCTCCATGCAGTGAGTGACCCGCGCAGCGCCAGCTCGCAGCCCACCACCGCGTCGATCAGCGGCAGGCGCCACGATGGCGTCGCACAGATCTGGCGGACGTGGACATACGCAGCCGGGTTGCGGCGGCGAATGCGGCTCTGGCGCACGTAGCGCAGGCGGAGCAGCGGGTCGCGGTGGCCGTCCGTGACGAACGTCGTGCCATCGCACAGGCTGCAGCCATCGCTTCCGCAGCGCGGGCAGGGTGCGAGACCGGATCCGTCTGGGTGATGCGGCAGGCCGCGCTCGGCGCGAGTCAGCCGGGCGGCACGGATGCGGCGGCGGTCGGCCAGGTACTGGGCGCGGTTCATGGCCCACCTCGCACGGAGCTCAGGGCCTCGTCGAGTTCGAGGCAATCAGCACACGGGCAGTCACGGGCTACAGCCGGGGTGGCATCAATCAGCCGCTCGACCCACGCCGCAGTCTCGTCCAGCTCGTGCTGGATCCGGCGTGCCTCGTCGGCAGTGATCAGCAGCGCGCCGGGATTGCTGGGCGCGTGCGGCAGGTTGCCGATCAGCAGCGCGGATTGACGGATCAGGGAGGTGGCGGGGCAGGTCATGCTGCACCTCCAGTCGCCTTGGCGATGGCGTCCTCGATCTGCTTGTATTCGCCGGTCGCCCTCAGCCCACGCTCACGCAGGGCCATCTCAGCGACCTGCAATGCGCTCAACAACTCCGGCGCGGCGGCGATCAACCGAGCATTCGTCATCGCCTCGTCCCAGCTGATGCCCTTGCCGTAGCGCGGGTGCGGGTCGCGCTGATTGGCGTGGCCGATGCCGTAGTCGTCGGTATCCGTGATGCGATAACCGCCACCACGAGCCTCGGTGTCGACGATCCACGGCGCGGAAGTATGTGCGATCACGACAACACCCCCGCAACGAAAGCGACCAGACGGGCGGCGTAGGGCGCGCCGAAGTACGCGGCGGCCGTCCAGCAGGTGATGGTGACGATGCCGTAGATCGTGGTGGTGATGGCTTCGAGGATCAGCGGCAGTGCGCTGGCTCGGCCTGCTTCAGTCGCCCCCTGGCGACGCGATGCGGTTTCCATGGTGTTCCTCCCGGGCCTTGGTTGGCTTGGGAGAAACAATAGCGGCGCGCTAAATGGGTGTCAATAGCGCAACGCTAATTATTTTCACGGATGTGCCTCGCAGCAGATGCTGCCCACGAAAAAGCCCGCCGGGGCGGGCTTGTGCGATGGCATCAATAGCCGTAGGGGCGGTCTTCATAGTCCGGTGGATCGCGCTCGTAGATCAGGCTCAGAGCCTCGTCTGCGTAGTAAACCCCTGCATCGACGCCAGCCGATAGCGACGACCCTCGGACGGAGGGAATATTCTCTGGGCACGGCGGCGCGGCCCGCTTGCAGTCGCCGCCCTGCGCGCAGTACTCGTGCGCCCAGCCGAAGCTATACCCTGCACACCACTCCGCGCGATTTGCAGCATGCCTCCCTGGTCGTTGCACAGTGACGGAGACGCAGTACGCGATCACCAGCACTATGGCGATCATTGCGATCTGCTTGCAGGCAGTGATGAATGCGGGCACCGTTCAGAGATCCGAGTCCGAAACCGCAGCGATGCGATGAACGATCGAGACCTCGGCATCTCGCAATTCCAGCACGTCGTTGGCGTCGGTCAGGCTGGCGAACACCCACAGTCCATCCTGGTGGTGCAGGTAGATGCGTGCCGCATGACGACCATCGGAAAGCCGCACCAGTACTCGCCTACCCATCTTGAGCGGGGCGGCAGGCGACACCACGATACACTGCCCCGAGTCGATCGCCGGGAAGTAGCGCCGGCCAACAACCCTGATTGCGTAAGCGCCTGGGTCGTTACCGAGAACGCCACCAACAAACTCATCCCCCATCGACTCCTGCAACTCGCTCCAAAATCCGTCCGCATCAATCATCGCGACCCCCTGCACACGCACTCGCTGGCTTTGCTGCGGAGTAGTGTGTTCCGCAGCCAATTCAGATCGTGAGACTGGCGACACAGCGAGGGCAGGGTCATGGACCGCGTCCATCCAGTTGTCCGCAAGGCCAAGCTTGTGCTCGATGGCCCGCGCGGAATCGCCGCTCATGGTGCGAGGGCGCCCCGTCTTTGCGTCAGGGCTGCGATTGATCCATTGGCTGAGCTGCGCAGGTGACGGCTTCCCGCCCAGGGCATCAGACAAGTGGCGTTGGCCGCCGTGGTCGGCGACAAGTGCGACCAGGTTGAGGCGTCGTATTTCTTCAATTGGGGCCATTTGCATATTGCATAGCACCGCGCTATTCGTGTCGATTCGCGTTGCGCTATTGCTATTGCGATAGCGTGGCGCTATTGTCCGCGCATGGACCTGCATACCTACATCTCCGACATGCCAGCCCGAGAGGAGTTGGCAAAAGCCATTGGAACCTCACCCGCCTACCTCTGGCAGATGGCTGCAGGGTGGCGTGGCCGCCGCGTACCTGCTGAGCAGTGCCTCCCTATCGAGAAGGCGACAGGCGGCGTCGTTACGCGGCACGACTTGAGGCCGGATGTGTTCGGCCCAGCGCCGCAGGTCGGCCAGAGCGAGGTCGCCTAAACCATGAGCGCCAGGGGGTAACACATGGGAATCGAACTCAAGGACTTCCGCGGCAAGGTCACGCCGGAAACGGCGTGCGCCCTTGAGGCCGAGGCGCGCGCCACCGGCCAGCAGCAGCAGGAAATCGTCCGAAAAATCCTTCACGAGTGGGCGCTGAGCCGTGTCCATGCGGCCAGTGTGCTGCAGGGACTGATGCAGGCCGAGGGACTGGCCGGGGCGCCGCGTGGAACCGCAGGGAGGAGCAGGGAATGAACGGGAGAAGCCACATGACCATCGACTTTCGAGACATCGACCAGAGCCGGCCGGACGCCGATGCGCCGCTGGAGTTTTTTGTGGATCAGGACCAGGCCGACATGATCCGTGCCGAGTTGTGCCGCCAGCGCTATCAGCGCGAAACCGAAGCCGCTGACCAGCGGATGCGGGGAGCGACCGGTGACTGACAGCCTGCCCCCGCCGATCGTCCCGGCGCACGTCGACCTGCGCGGCATGCCGTGGATGGCGCTCGACACCGTCCGACTGATCGATTCAGACCTTTTCGCGCTGTCCACCGGTGACGAATTCAAGGCTGCCGTCTCCCTCTGGTGCAAGTCCTGGGCGCAGCTTCCGGCGGCGTCTTTGCCGAATGACGACCGGATTCTTTCATACCTGTCAGGGACAGCATCTCGCTGGAAGCGTGTGAAGGCGATGTGCCTGCGTGGCTGGGTGCTGTGCGACGACGGGAGGTTTTATCACCCGGTCATCGCAGAAAAGGCCTTGGAGGCATGGGAGGAGCGCGAGCAATTCCAGGACAAGCGCGAGAACGAACTCACCCGTCTGCAGAACTTCCGGGCAGAGCACAAAGCCTTGCGCCAAGCGCTCCGAGAGCGCGGTGTGGTGTTCCCGTTCGACACCAAGATTGATGTCCTGCGAAGCCGGCTTGAGGCGCTGAATGCCGTAACACCTGAAACGCCACCTGAAACGCAAAACGTTTCAGTCCAGAAACGCCAGCAACGCACCTGCAATGCACCTGCAATGGCTAAGACAGGGACAGGGACAGGGACAGGGACAGGGATATATCAAGAGCAAAAAGCTTCTCCGCACGCACCTTCTTCGCAAGATCCTCCCGCGCGACCCGTCGAGCCCACTGACGCAGGGCGTGCGTGCCGGCTGCTCAAGGCCGCAGGCTGCACCAGGGTCAACCCGAGCCACCCCAACCTGCTCGAGGCCCTCGCTGAGGGCGTGACGCCGGAGCAGATCCGGAACACGTACCTCGAATCCCCCGACAAGACCAACCCGTTCGCCTGGGCCATCGCCACCGCACGCGGTCGGCTCGCCGAGGGCGCTACCACGACCCACGAAGGGACCATCCATGACCATGCAACCCGCGGCGCAGGCCGCAAGCTCAGCGCTGTCGACCAGGTCGCCCAAGCCATCCGGGATCGACGGAATCGATCCACCGATGAAGACGACGATGCGGCTATTGCCGGCATCGGCCACGGATGAGCTGTGGATGCGCATGGCGAGTCGGTACGGCCACGCCTGGGTGAGCCAGTACGGCGCAGCGCCCGACAGCATCGCTGCGGCAGAGTGGCGCGAGACGCTGAGCGGGCTGGGCGCTGCACAGCTACGCGAGGGCTTCGATGCCGACCGGTCACGCGGAGCCGAGTGGCCCCCGAGCTCGACGCAGTTTCGGTCGCTTTGCCTGGGCATCCCGTCGCTGGCTGCAGTGCGAGCGGATATCGACCACCGCGAGCGTTATCGCACGGAGGCCGCCATGTGCCGGTTTGCCCGTGGCACCTGGTCGCGGATGGACGTCTACGCCTACCGCAACGGCGACGGCAGGCTGCGTGAGCGGGTTCTGCGCGAAGCCTACGAGCTGACCCGCGAGTTCGTGATGGATGGCGGCACGCTGCCGGTTGAGCCGGCTGCTCTCATTGATCCGACGAGCAAGGCGCCACGCCCGCCAGCATCGCCCGATGTGGTCAAAGCGCACCTGGACAAGATGGCGAAGCTGCTCAACGTGGCGCCCGTGAAGCCGCATACGGAGGTCGACGATGACTCCGCTGCGTGACCGCATACTCACGGCTCTGTTGCTGTCGCCGATGTCATCGAGGACGGTGGCGTCGGTGCTCTCGACTGATCGACCGCAGGCATGTCGGCGCCTCGCTGATCTTCGAAGCGACGGAGCAATCCGAATAAGTGGGCACGAATCCAGCGCGCGGCCAGCTATCCGCTACGAGCTCACCCGCACGGGCCGTGATCGAGCCCTGGAGCTGATCGCATGACCAGCCAGACACCCCGAGACCTCAGACACAAGCCCTCATCCCGTGACGACAACTGGCCGCTGGGCCGTGTCGACTCGACGTCCTACCGCTCCGGTGCGATCGCTGCAGGCATCTACGGCGCGCTCATGGAGGAGCGCATGCTGATGATCGCCATCGCAGACACGGGCGAGATCTTCGCCGTCGATCCAAGCGGCCTGCGAGCCGAGTCCATCGAGCATCTGCACCCGGAGTGGATCGTCGGCACGTACACGCGCAAGTGCGGCACCGGCGCGATCCAGCGGGATTTGCGGGAACATGTCCGGCTGAGCGCAAGGAGAGCGGCATGAATTCCGCCACGATCGCGCGCGCGCAAGTCAGCCGGCCAGCTGCTCCAGGGCGTACTGCGTCCGATAGTCCGCATCCAGGCGCGACGGCGCATCGGAAGGCATCAGGTACTTGCGCAGCGTCGCGGGCGACACGCCGATACGTCGTGCGCACTCGACTTGCGACAGCCCGGACTGCGCGATCAGCTCGCGCAGGTACTCGGGTCGTGGGTCGTGGCGGGTCGCGTCGGGGGTCATGCGAGGCCTGCCGACCGGGCGACGCCCTCGATCATCGACCCATCCCATTCGAGCACGGGGCGGCTCTCGTCGTAGCCTCCGGTCATCGCGGCAAGCGTAGTGACCGTTTCGTTGTACTGGCCGTCCAAGATGGCCAGCGTGTCCTCGGGATGAAGCTGGCAAACGATCCCGTGGGCCCAGCGCACAGTCCCGCCCTCGATAGTGCCGACGCCTCCAAATCCGTCGGCGATGTAGATCCGGCCGTGCACAGGATGATCGATCACTGCCTCAGTCCCGGCGAGCCCGTATTCCCGGACGACGTCGCGATGATCGATGATGGTTGCGGTTGTCATGTCGATCTCCTCAAGATTCGGTGGGTGGGGTGGCGGCGAGGGTCATGCGCTCGGCGACTCGGTATCCCCGCCATCAAATGCCGACCGATTGGCCTGCTTGTCGGTGCCATCCGGCACCTCAACATCTCCGTACGCGAATGCGCCGCAACGGTCGCAGTAGCTGTATTCCTCGCCGTTGCCGCTGCTCGTGAGAATCGTCCCGCCGCAGGCGTGATGGCTGTGATTCATGGTGCTGGTGTTGTCGAGGATGCTCGTCATGTCGATCTCCTGTTTGCGCCGCGCCGGAGTGGCTGGCATGGGTATAGATTAGATCAATCGGAGCTAGTTCGTCAAGCACTATATCCATCGTTTGTTTCTATCGATCCGATGAAATCGATAGGCCCCGATGCAACCAGGCTATCGGCCCGCCGTCTCGCGGGGTGCGACGCATGAGCGGGCCTGAGATCAGGGCGGAGCAGGTGCAGGTCGTGCTCACGATCCTGGGCGAGCCGGCGAGCAAGTCGAACAGCCGGAAGATCGTCACGATCGGCGGTCGGCCCAGCTCGATCAAGAGCGACAAGGGGCGCAACTACGAGCGCGACGCGCTGCGCCAGATCCCGCTGCACGCCCGCCAGCGCATCGCTGGACGCGTCGCGGTGACGATGCGGATCTACTACGCGAGCGAGCGCCCTGATCTCGACGAGACGCTGATACTCGACGTGCTGCAGGACCGGTGGTCGAAGGACAAGCGGACGGGTGAGCGCGTGCTTGTGCAAGCCGGCGTCTATCGCAACGACAGGCAGGTCCGCGAGAAGCACATCTACCACGCGATCGATCGGAGCAACCCGCGCACAGTGATCGAGATCGTGCCGATCGATCCGGTAGCCACGGAACTGCAGCTATGAGCCGCCGCAAGACGAGCGCACGCAATAGGGGCCTGGCTGCCCAGCTGCGACTGCTCGATGCGCCATCGCTCCGTCAGCTCTGGCGCGACGCCGACGAGCAGATGCGCGAGCTGCAGGGTGCGCGGCAGATCATCTGGCGAGAGCTGCGCGTGAGAGAGCGCGAGGCGCGGAGGAGTGAGGCATGAGCGAGCGCGGACACTTGGTGCGGTCTCGAGCCCTTGGCATGCCGCTCAATCGCACGCTGGTGCGTGACGTAGTGCGCATCCTGCTGCAGGACCCGCATGCGCCCGCGTACGTGACTTATGTCACGCGACAGCGGCGGATGGTCGCGACTGCAACGAGGCCAATCGTCGGAATCTGGCGGCAGGTCGGTCCGTACGATCTGAGCGACACGACTCTGCTTACGCTGACCCGCGAAGTCGAGTACGCGGCGCAGGAGTGCCGGGAAGCAGCCAGGGCCGGTTGAGTTGCGACATAAGCGCGTCCGCAATGACGTCCGGAACCACTCACTCACTGCGGAGAACGACATGCCCGTCGACGAGAATGGCAACTACCCGAACCCGGTCTACAGCGATGGCGAAGGCCTCACGATCCCTGCCGCGACGGCAACGGTGGTGGGCGGCGTGAAACAAGCGGCGTCACAGTCCGACAGCACGGCCGACGACGCCGAGGGCCTGGTGACCGACTTCAACGCCCTGCTGGCGAAGCTCCGCACCGCTGGCATCATCGCGGCCAGCGACGACTGATCAGCGTCATGGCTGCACGCAAGACCGCGGCGACAAAGGCCAAGCGCCCGCCGGCTTCGTTGCCGGCGGCGCGCTCTGATGGACGATGGGTCAAGGGCCAGTCGGGGAATCCTGGCGGCCGCGCAAAGCTGGTCGGGCACGTCCGCGAGGCCGCGAAGCAGTACACCGCCGAGGCGATCGAGACGCTGGCGGCGATCATGCGCGACGGCGGCGCACCGCACGCGTCGCGGGCCGCAGCGGCACAGGCCCTGCTGGATCGGGCATGGGGCAAGCCGTCGCTCCCGGTCGGCGGGGCGGACGATCTGCCGCCGGTACGGGTCTCTACGATCGAGATCGTGGCGATCGAGCCCGAAAAATGACCGCGCTGCGCATGGACATCCCTGCGCGGATGATGCCCTTCCACACGCAGGCGCGACGACACAAGATCGCCCGCGGAGGTCGAGGCTCAGCAAAGAGCTGGACGGTGGCGAGGCTGCTGGCGGTGCGAGGCTACGCCAGGCCGATTCGCTGGCTGTGCTGCCGCGAGGTGCAGAAGTCCATCCGGGAATCCTCGCTGCGACTGATCGCCGATCAGATCCACGCGCTGGGGCTGAGCGAGCACTACGACATCCAGCGAGACATCATCAAGGGCGCCAACGGCACCGAGTTCATTTTCGCAGGCCTGCGCGATCACACTGCCGACTCGATCAAGTCCTACGAGGGCTGCGATGGCGCGTGGATCGAGGAGGCGCACAGCGTCAGCGAGCGATCAGCTAACGTGCTGATCCCGACGATCCGTAAGCCGGGGTCGGAACTGTGGTGGACGTATAACCCCGACCAGGACGACGACTTCGTCCACCAGTTGGCGGAGAAGGGCGACCCCGAGCATGTCTTGGTCATCACGATCAACTGGCGCGACAACCCGTGGTTTCCCGATGTGCTGGACGCTGAGCGGCGGCGCATGCAGGCGATCAACGCCGACCTGTATGACCACATCTGGGAGGGAAAGTGTCGGTCGGCGGCAGGCCTGCTGTTCAAGCGCCACTGGTTCAGCTTCTACGAGCGGATGCCGTCCCGCCTGAACTTCTACATCGCCAGCGACTACGCCGGCGCGCCCGATGCCGACCAGGCCGAAGCAAACCCCGATTGGACGGAGCACGGGCTGTGGGGACTGTCGCCCACCGGCGAGTTGTACGCCATCGACTGGTGGAGCGGGCAAGAAGACCCGAGCGAGTGGATCGACGGATGGATCGGCCTGCTGGCCCAGTACCGCCCGCGCGCCGCGTTCGAGGAGAAGGGCGCCATTCTCCGGTCGCTCGACTCGTCCATCAAGCGGCGCATGCGTGAGACCGGAACCTACGTGCGCCGCATCGCGCTGGCGTCTGCGTCAAGCAAGGCCGACCGAGCCCTGGGCTTCGCGGCGCGCGCGTCTGCCGGCACCGTCTACCTGCCCAGCGGCAAGCCGTGGGCGGTGCGCCTGCTCAATCAGTTGTGCGCCTTCACCGGCGAGGACGGCAAGACCGACGACATGGTGGACGTGTCCAGCCTGATCGGTCGCGGACTCGACTACATGCAGAACGCCCGGGAAGAGCTACCGCCCGCAAGCCAACCCGCCAAGCCCGGCACTTTCGCCTGGCTCACCCAAAACGAGGAGCAAGACCATGGCCCCCGCGTCTACTGATGACACGGCAATCATCGCCGTGGAAGCCGCCATCACCCCGGCATCGGAGGATGCGCAGGCCATCCGCGACGAGGAGGCGCTGAACAAGCGTTGGCAGGAGCGCATCAAGCGCGGCCGGCGGCTGGACAAGGATGAGCGCGAGAAGCTGGAGCGGTGGCGGCGATACGCTGCCGGCGAGCCGCAGAAGGGCGAGCGCGAGTGGTTGGTGGACACTAACTTGGTTGAGGCCACCATTGAGGGCCTGCTGCCGAGCATCTACGCCCGCGATCCCGACATCTCGGTGACGCCATCGGAGGCGGTCGGGGAAACCCACTACGCGGTAGTGCGCCAGTTCGCCCGAACGGTGCAGGTCGTGGTGCGTCGCCTGCTGTGGGATGCGAAGTTCAAGCGCCGCATGCAGCGCGCCGTCCGTGCCGTGTTCCCGGCGTCCATCGGCGTGCTCAAGGTCACGATGCAGATGGACTCCGAGCGCGACCCGGAGATTGACCGGCGCATCAACAGCCTGACCGACAACCTGCGCCGCATCGACTACCTGATGCGTGACATGGCCGACAGCCAGGACGTGAACCCGCAGTTGCTGGAGGCGCAGCGCGCTGAGTTGGAGGCGCAGATGGCCGCGCTGCAGGAGCAGGTCGAGGTGATGGTGGCACGCGGCATCGTGATTGACGTGATGCCGATCGACGACGTACAGGTCGACGACGAGTTGCGCGAGCTGGCTGACTACGCTCACGGCAACTGGATCGCGCTGCGGACTTGGTACACCCCGGAGCGGGCGATGGAGCAGTTCGGCCTGTCGAAGGAGCAACTGCGCGGCGCCACGAGCTACAGCAGCAAGAGCGACACCGGCAAGGAAGGCGAGGGCGAATCCTACGCTGGTGACGAGGCGAAGGAGTGCGCGGGCTGGCTGGCGTGCTGGGAGATCTGGGACAAGCAGAGCAGCACGGTCTACACGATGATTGACGGGCTCAAGCGTTGGGTTCGCCCGCCGTTCCCGCCCAAGCCTGCCGGCCAGCGCTTCTACCCGGTGTTCTTCCTCGGCTTCCACTGGCAGGAGAATCGCCGCTGGCCGCTGGCGCCGATCAGCATGTGGCATAAGCTGCAGGACGAGTACGCGCGCACTCGCTCTGGCTACTCTCAGCATCGCAAGACAGCCGTGCCGGCCCGCGTGGCCGACAAGGATTCGTTCTCGCCCGAGGACGCCAAGAAGCTCAACAACCCGGCCATCAACGAGGTCGTGTTGGTCGAGCGAATGGACAAGAGCCGACCGCTGAAAGACGAGTTGGCGACACTGGATTACCCGAAGGTCGACCCTGGTCTGTACGACACCGGGGCCATCCGCGCCGATCTGGAGCAAGTGTCGGGCTTGTCCGACGCTGGACGCTCGGCGGTGGTCAAGCCCAAGACCGCAACCGAGGCTGCCATCGTCGCCAACGGTGGAGCGGGGCGGTCGTCGCTCAAGCAGGACGAGGTTGAGGACCTGGTCGAGGAGATTGCCTGTTACGTCGCTGAGTTGGCGCTGCAGAGCATGACGCTGCAGGACGCGCAGAAGTACGCCGGACCGGATGCGGTGTGGCCTCGGCTGTCGCTGGAGCAGATCCATACGCTGCTCGACATCAACGTCCGCGCCGGCACGAGCGGCAAGCCGAACGAGCAGATGGAACAACAGACGTGGACGATGCTGGCCCCGCAGGCCTGGCAAGGCCTCACGCAGATCTATCAGTCACGCAGTGCCGGTCAGTTCGAGTTGGCTGATGCGCTCACGAAGCTGCTGGAGCTCACGCTCGACAAGTTCGACGTCAAGGTCGACATCAACGAGCTGGTGCCGAAGATGCAGCCCGGGCAGGCCATGGGCGCCATCGCCATCGCTGCTGGCGCGCCTCCGGGCCTTCCGCCTGGCGTGCCCGCCGAGGCGATGCCGCCACAGCAACAGGCCGCCAACCCTTTCCCGCCGCACGCACCGATTCCCGCCGGCCTCGCCGGCCTTCAATGAGGTCACACACCATGGATCCGACCGATACCGACAACACTTCTGCCACGACTGACGCGCCTGCCAATGATGCTGGCGCTGCAACTCCCGCGCCCGCGCCGGCTCCCGCCGATCCACCCGCCCCGGCTGATGCGCTGGAGGCCATGACTGCCGCGCTGGCGCCCGAGGGTGCTGCCGATCCCGCTGCGCCGCCTGCCGCTGGTGACGATGCCAGCAAGACCGCGGCGGATGGCGAGGGCGATCCGGCCGCTTCCGCTGACGGCAAGCAGGCGGACGGCCAGCCCGCTGCCAAGGATGGCGAGGATGATCCCTTCGCGATGCCCGAGGGCCTGAGTGAGAACAGCAAGCAGCGGTTCGAGACGCTCGCACGGCGCGCGCGAGAGAGTGATGACTGGAAGGCCCGTGCCGAACAGTGGCAACAGACCGTCGAGAGCACGGGCGCGTCGCCGGAGCAGTTCGGCCAGGTGCTGACCTACACCCGCATGGTCAATTCCGGCGATCCGTCACAGCTTCGCCAGGCGCTTGCCGTCCTTGACGAGGAACGCGCCGCACTGGCCCGGGCTATCGGCGAGGAGGTGCCCGGCGTCGATCTGCTGGCTGGGCATGCTGACCTGATCGAGAAGGTCGAGAACGGCGACATCGACCGCGCGACGGCTCTGGAGGTGGCTCGATCGCGTGCCGTGGTCGCGTCGGCACAGCAACAGAACGCGAGCCGAGAGCAGGAGCGCATCGCGCAGGAGCGGCACGGGTCGGCCGTGGAGGGGCTGAACACCCTTGGGGCGCAGCTGGCCGCGCAGGACCCGCACTACGCAGCGAAGGTCGAGCAGATGCGCAGCATTATGCCGGTGATCGCGAAGCTTCCACCGGAGCAGTGGAAGTCCGAGTTCATGGCCGTCTACAACTCCCTGCCCGCCACCCCGGTTGCTGCCGCTCCGGCTCCGCCTGCGTCGATGCAGCGAATGCCGGCGTCTCCGCAACCGCTGCGGGCGACGGGTGGCGGTGCGCCGTCCATGCAGCAGCAGGCGGCGAGCGCGCAGGAAGCCATCGAGCAGGCACTGGGGCTGGGTACGTGATCCCCGGTGTTTGAGTTGCGACATAACGACACGTTTCATAGCGGCACGCGGGCACACACGGCCCGCGGCCGCAGCGAGTCGATAAGCCGGGGTCGCGCCCGGTAGCGCAGAACCGGAGCCTCGCGCCCTCCACGCAGCGGAAGAGACCCAGTCCTTCCCTCACGTGGAGAAAGCCATGTCATTCACCGCTGGCGAAATCGCCAAGGCCTCCAAGGCCGCCATCGACTTCTACCTGAAGAACGATCCCATCGACCAGATCGCGGTCGAGCGCCCCTTGCTGTCGTTCCTGCAGGGCAACAAGACCACCTTCCCGGGCGGCGTGCAGTACGTCGTCGAGCAGCTGCGCAAGAGCTACGACGGCAACCTGCAGAGCTACCGGGGTGATGCCCAGGTCACCTACAACACCCGCGACCCGCTGGCCCAGGCCAAGTTCCTGTGGACCAACTACCACGACGGCTTCGGCATGACCGAGGACGAGATGCGACAGAACGGCATTACCCTCAACGACGACAGCGAGGGCAACGCCAGCAAGGCCGAGATCGTCCAGCTCAACTCGATGCTGAAGGAGTACTACTACGCCCTGAAGCAGGGTTGTCAGGAAGGCTTCGACCTGCGCCTGCATCAGGACGGCACCGCCGGTGCGGACGAGATCGTCGGACTCGATGCGCTGATTGCCATCGACCCCACCAACGACAACGTGGGTGGCATCGCCAGCTCCGCGAACACGTGGTGGCGCAACTACACCAAGACCGGCGTCGCCAGCGCCGACCTCGACGAGGAGTGCGAGATCGCGTGGCGCGCCTGCACGAAGAACGGCGGCATGCCGGGCAAGATCTTCGCCGGCTCGGCGTGGATTGACGCCTACCGCAAGAACGCCAAGGGAAGCATCGACCGCCACATCGTGGTGACCGGCCAGACCCAGCAGATGGACGTCGGCGTGAACGCCCTGAACTTCAAGGGCGTCGAGATCGTGTGGGATCCGACGTTCGAGGCGCTGGATGCGCTGGAATCGCCGGCCGTCCCGTGGACGAAGCGTGCGTACTTCATCAACCCCCGCCACATCCGCCTGCGCCCGGCGTCCGGTGCTGAGTGGGTGAACCGCTCGCCGGCCCGTCCGTACGACAAGTACGTGCATTTCCGGGCGATGACCTGGACCGGCACGCTGACCTGCAACCGCCGCAACGCGCACGCGGTGGTGGCGATCTCCTGACCAACCCGGCGGGCGGCGGCTTGACGGCTGTCGCCCGCCTCGCAACGAGGAACCAACATGGAAATTCGTCGAGTCAAAGTGAAGATCATGCGCGATCAGCTGTGCCAGGTATCGCGCGACGTGGGTGAGCACGAGGTGGCCGTGCTGCAGGCCGTGCATGGCGATGCCTCCGTCGAGGTTGTGGGCGATGCCGACAGCACCATGAGCGTCGAGGACGTGGGGACCGAATATTTGCGCTTGGTGTCGCGCTACGGCGTGGACAACGAGCGCAAGCAGAGCTTCGCCGAGATCGCCTACGGGCGCGGCCCGAATCAGCTGGCGGCGGCGCTGCGCAGCGCTGAGGTGGTCGTCAAGAGGTCGGCTCCGCCGTCCAGGAAGTCGGCTCCGCCGGCGTCTGGTAGCGGTGGTCAGGGAGGCAGTGCCAGGGAGGCGGGTTGATCTCGCCGGCATGACTTTGGGCCGGCCCGGAAGCGCCGGCCCTGTTTTCTCAGGAGCCCCGCCCATGCAGCAGCGAACATTGGCCGATCTCAGGCGCGACCTGCAGGACCGACTCGGCATGTCGGCGCAGGTCATCACGTCGGCGAACAAGCGCCTGCTCAACAGCTTTCTTCGTGAGGCTCACGACTATCTCGTGATGCAGTACGAGTGGCCGGAGCTGAAGCGTGACTGGGTGTTCGATCTGGTACCGGGCCAGACGATGTACCCGTTGCCGACCGACGGCTGCGGCTACACGCCCGACGATCTGCGATTCATCAGCGTGCACGTGAAGGTGGCACAGGCATGGGGCAGGGCGCTGCCGTGCGGCATCGACCCACACCTCTACGTCGAGGACTTGGACGGCATCCCTGAACGCTACGACATCTCGCATGGCGACGGGGGCGTGCTGTGAATCCATTGGGCACCGGAATCCACCTGCAAGCGATCATGCGAGCTGCCGGCGTGCAGCCGCGCCACGGCGAGCACGTGCGCGACACGCTGGCGCAGGCTTTCGGCGTGACCGGTGATGTCGGCTGGCGCACGCACATCGACGCGCCACGGCACGGCCGCATCGTGATCTGCCCGCACGCGAGCGCGGAATACAAAGAGTGGCCGGAGGATCGCTGGGAGGCAGTGCTCGACGCGTGGCCGGAGGCTGTCGTGATCCCGGGGCCTGGCCGCAAGCTGTGTGGTCTGCCGGGTCTGCATGCTGATCGCGACGTACTGACTCGCACGATCGCCGGTGCCCGTCTGCTGATCGGCGTGGACTCTGGGCCGGTGCATCTCGCTGACGCGCTGGGCGTGCCAGTGATAGGCCTGTACGCGGCGACGAGCGCGGTCACGTATGGCCCCTACAACGACCCGTCGCGATGCATCGACCGTCACCGGCAGGCGACCGCAGAGCTGGGCCTGCCCTACGACAGCGCACGGCACCTGCGCAGTGGCAGGGCCATGCATCACATCAGCGTCGACGACGTGCTGGGGGCGATCCGTGACTGAGCTATTCGACCCGGCCCTGTGGTCTGACAGCTACGAGGGCGAGCCGCCGCCGCAGCAGTGGGACGGGCAGGCACTCGTCTTTGTGCCCGCGCCAGATGTCGTGCTCTGGCTCGCTGATGGCGGACAAGCGGGCGACACGATCACGTTTGACGCGGGAGCGACAGACGACGGCATCGGCACGTGGAGCATCGCTGTCAGCGGCGCTGAGACGCTGGCAAGCGGAGATGCCGGCACGACTCCGACGCATGTCGCCTACGTGCTCGACCGCGACTACGCGCCCTATGAGCTGCTGATGATCGTGCACTCGGGCAACCCGGGATGCGAGCCCACGACGACGGTCACGCTGTCGCCAGCATCCAATGCGCCCCCATGCGACGGGCCGCTGCTCGAAGTCTGGCCGCCGCCGGATCAGGCGTACCCGCTGCGCATCCGCGCCTATGCGGTGCAGAAGCCCTTCGGCTACGCGGTCGACGGCGCGTCCGAACCGGACGACGACGCGCTGACCACGTGCGACTCGCGTCTCGTGTTCCTGATGGCTCTGGCGTCGGCAAAGGCGCACTCCGGCCACGCCGATGCGAACGTCTACGCTCAGAAGGCCAGTGCCATGCTGGCTCGACTTCGCTCCGGCGCACACGGCACGCGACGCTACATCCCGGACGGTGACGACCGCGACCGTCGGATTGACCCTGACCCGTCCAAGCGCTGGATCAAGTCCTGATGGCCGCCCCGCAGATCCTTGGCCGGCTGTCGCGAGGCATGGACCGCACCCGCGTTCGTGGGGATGCGGACGTGTCGTCGCTCTACAACCTGTTCAATGCCTACGTCACCACGGCCGGACGCGTGAAGAAGCGCCCGCCGATGGCGGCGATTACCCGCGACGGCGTGGATGCGCTCGACCCGAACACGCGCGGCCTTTTCTCGGCCGGCGGCAAGCTGCACACGTTCTACTCGGTGGAGTCGGTAGTGGTGATGCCTGGCGTGGAGCACCACCGGCTGGTGGCCCCAGCAACAGACGATGACGAGCCCCTGCTACTGGTGGCCGTGCACTTCGCCGCGATGTACCTGGGTGGGCTGTACGTCGTCGCCGAGTTCGAGGGCGCTGCGATCTATCACTACTGGCTGCAATCCCAGTCCAGCTGGGAACCGAATACGATCTATTTCAACGGCCAGCTGGTGAAGCCGACCACGCTGGAAACCGGCTACTACTACGAGCCGACCACCTCGGACTCGCCGCCAGCGTGGAAGCCGAGCACGAAGTACTCGGTTGGCGACGCGGTGCAGCCGACGACCTACAACGGCTTCAAGTACGTAGTCAGGGAGGCGGATGGCGACAGCCCGTCGTCGGGCGCGGCGGAGCCATCATGGATTGCCACCGAGGGCGCCTTGGTCTACGAGGACACCGACAGTACACCGACGCCGCCGTCTAGCCCGAGTGCTGGCAATGGCGGGACGCCTGGCGGCGACCGCTACAACAACCTGCCGGGCTACAGGCAGCGCCAGATTGGAGCGCTTCCGTCATGACGGCCAAATGGGAAGCGGGCAAGACCTACGTCCCCGGATCGCTGGTGCGCCCGCGCAGCGCGCCACCTGTTACGCAGGCGCAGGCGACAAACGGCGATTTCGACGCCGGGAGCGATGGGTGGGATTTCATTGGCGGCGTGATGTTCTCGAGCACTGGCGGCTATGGGTCGGCCAACTGCTGCGTGTATCCGGGTATCGGCGGGCCCGAGGAGGGCGAGGCGCTGAATCAGGCCAAGTTCGCCGGGTATCCGGGCACGTCGATCAGCGCCACCTGCATGATTCAGCAGGGCGCGTCCGACGTGGATCACACGCGCGGATGGGCGACGATCCATTTCTACGACGAGGACGACAACGAGATCGGTACGCCGGTCAAGGGCAACATCGTCAACGATGGTCGTGGTGGCGCATGGCATCCGTCCACTGCCCGAGCCACCTTCCCGGCAGGGGCGTCATATGCGCGATGCGGCATCGGCCTTTGGCAGTGGTCGATGGATCCGATTTGGGGCGACAACCTGTCTGTCACATCGGCCTACCAAGTGCCGTCCGGGCTGGTCTACAAGGCTGTACAGGATGCCCCCGGCAAGAGCGACAGCGGCGAGCCTGACTGGCCGCCGGTGCTGGGCCAGCAGGTCATCGACAACGAGGTGATCTGGGAGGCGGTGATCGCCACCCGGTTGACGTGGGAGGCGGTGCCGCTGATGAAGAGCGGCAGCACCGAGCCCGAGTGGCCGCTCGACGATGGCGCCATGATTCACGACGGCACGATCGACTGGCGTGTGGTGTCACCGCGCATCGTCGATGACCTGTGCCCGCGCTCGAAGATCGTCACGATTGCCGCCAACAAGGTTTTTGCCGGCGATGGTGACGTGGTGCGGTTTTGCGCGACGAATAACCCGCGCGACTGGAGTGCGCCGCAGGATGCCGGGTATCTGCCGACCGGGCAGATCGCCATTGGCGAGAGCGAATGCACGGCGCTTGGCCTGTACCGCGGCAACCTGGCCGCGTTCACCGCCAGCAGCATGCAGCTGTGGCAGGTAGACCCCGACCCGTCAAAGATGGTGTTCCTCGATGCACACGAAGGCGTCGGCACGCCGGTATCGCGCGGTCATGCGTCTGTGCAGGGCGACCTCTACTTTCTGTCGACGCTGGGCGTGCGCTCGGTATCCATCGCCGCCGGCACGGCCAACATGGCTGCGGGCGACATCGGCACCCCGGTGGACGAACCGGTGCGCGAGGACCTCGGCCAGTTCGATAGCGACCCGCTGGGCATCTACTTGCCGAGCTCCGGCCAGTACTGGCTCGTCCTCGGTGATCGCGCATGGGTTTTCACCTACTCGCCGACGGCGCAGGTTGCAGCCTGGGGCCTCTACACGTTCCCCTGGGCCATCACTGACGTGTGCGTGCTTGGTGGCGAGCTTTACGCGCGAACCGGCGACCACAAACTCGTGAGGCTGGACACGTCCGCCGAGCTGGAAGGGCGGCCGATGCTGGATGGCGAAGACGACTACACGGTAGAGGCTCGCTATGCCTACGCCGATTTCGGCGTGGCGTCGGGCAACCTCCGCGTGAGCGGCTACGACGTGTTGTTCAACGAGCGAGTCCAAGGCGAGGCGGGCGTTACGTCGCTGGCTGTCGGTTACGACGAAAACAACCTTGAGCTGATGACCGACGACGTGGCGCTGTCGCCGCTGGCGCGTGCCGAGGATGGCTATGTGCCGCTGGAGCTGACGGCGCCTAGCGTGTCGGTGCGCGTCACGTACACCGGCAGCAACGCCTGGGAGCTCACGCAGATCAACGTCTACACGAGCAATTCGTGGAGGGCGACGTGACTCGGCTCGAAAAGCCCACGATGCGCGACCTGCTGGCGATCTGTCATGCGGCCAGCGAGGACGACAAGCGCGAGTGGGGTGGCACGCACTTCGGCGGCTGGGATCCCGAGCTGATCGCGACGACGTGCAGCTTTTACCTCAACGGCGTGGCCCATGTGTTCCGCGAGCCTGACGGCACGCCGTACTGCGCCAGCGGGTTCCACATGACGAGCCCCGGCGTGGCGCGCAGTTGGACGATCCGAACCGATGCCTGGAAGCGTCACCTTCGCGAGTGCGTTCGGGTGTCGCGCTTCGTGATGGCAAGGCTGATGGAGTGCCCTGACGTCCGTAGGTTGGAGGCGTGGTGCCCCGAGTGGGCGACGCGGTGGCCTGAGGCCTTGGGCTTGGAGAGGGAAGCCGTGCTGCGCAACTACGCGAGCGACGGCGGTGATTTCGTGATCTGGTCGAAGGTGAGGGCCTGACTATGTGTGGTGGTGGCGGAAACGCGTCGAAGGCGGCGCAGCAGCAAGAGGCGCAACGGCAGGCCGGGGTGCGTCGGTCGGTCGATCAGATCAACCAGATCTACGGCTCGCCGGCCCGTCAGCAGCAGTACGACGACTTTGAACATGCGATGCAGGCCTACAACCTGACGCAGCTGGACAAGCAGAAGACGGACGCCGACCGGAACCTCAACTTTGCGCTGGCCCGGCAGGGCCTGACGGGCGGGAGCGCTGACGTGGACGCCAGCGCCAACTTGGCCCGCCAGTACAACGAGGGCGTCCTGAAGTCCGAGCGGGCAGCTTCGGGTGCGGCAGCCGGCCTGCGCACGCAGGATCAGCAGAGCAAGCAGTCGCTGATCGGCCTGGCCCAGTCGGGGCTGGATGCCACCACGGCATCGCAGCAGGCGCTGCTCAATCAGCGGGCAGCGCTGGACAACGCCATGGCTCAAGGGCAGGCCGCGAGCCTCGGCGACCTGTTCGGTGGGCTGGCGAGTTACTACGACCAATCCAATCAAGCCCGGCAGCTGCGCGACCTGCTGAGCGGGCAGCAGACGAACGGCCTCTACGGCATGCAGACGAACTATCAGATGCCGGCGAATGCGCCGGGCGCCCTGGCTCTCGGTGGGCCGCGAACCAGCCCGCTCTATCTGGGCGGAAACTAAGGAGAGATCGACATGGCAACAGGAGCAGCGATTGCCGCGGCCGCCATTGCTGGGCTGTCGGCGGTTGATCAGAACCAGACGATGCGGCGACAGGACCGCGAGACGGCGGCAGGCATCCGCCAAAACATGGCCCTGCAAGAGCAGGCGAACCAGAAGGTGGCACGCACCATTCAGCAGCAGGCGCAATCCAATGCGACCAAGGCGAGGGTCAGCCAGAACGACAAGTACCTGCAGCAGCTGCAGCAGCAACAGCAGCTGGCACAGCAGCGCCTGGCACGTACTGGGTTCGGCGATGCGTATGACCAGTTGGCCCGGCGCGCCGCGGCGAACGAGGACAGCTACGCCACGCGGCTGGCTGGCCTGATGTCCGCCGTCGATGCGCCGAGCCTGCAGCGCCAGCAGGAGAGCTACAACTTCGGCGACCTCGGCACGGAGCTCGGGATGATCGGCCGCGATGCCTCTGGCAATCAGTACGTGACGCAGCAGAAGGTCAACAGCGTGCGCCCGAATCCGTGGCTGCAGGCCGCTGGGCAGGCCGCGCAGGCGTATGCCGCCGGAGCAGGAGGTTAATCATGGCAAGCAGTGCAGCAGCAGGGCTGGGCACGGGTCTGGGGACGTTGTTCGCGGCGCTCGGTCGGCAGAAGGTGAGGGCGGCGAACGCCGAGCTGGCAAAGGCGAAGTGGGATCAGCAGGGCCGGATTGCGGATTCCACAATCGGCAAGAATGACGCGGCGGCAGCGCTGGACCGCGACCAGTTGGCAGGCCTCGGCGGCATCCTTGACGCCGCGAGGGGGCTGGGTTACACGGATGCGCAGTCTCAGGCCATCTCGACGTATGCCCGCGCCAATGGCGGCGCCAACCTCAAGAGCGCCACGGATGCCGCCATGGCGCTGCAGATCCCGGTTGCTGGCACGGCGGCAGTGCCGCAGATTGGCGACGCGTTCCAGCGCGCACTTGGCCGCGACACCACGAAGGTGGCTGATGGCGTGGCCTTCAACCCGCTGGGCGATGCCGGCCATCCGGTGACCGTGACGCCGCTGGGCCAGGCCATGATCGGCGCTCGCGACGCGCAGGCAGCCGCCAGTCGCGCGCAGGCTGGCGCGAGCGATGCACGGGCGGGCCTGTACCGAACGCAGACGCAGGCGGGCGGATGGAATCCGAGGACGGGTAGCGGTGGCGGGCGCGCGTCCTCTGCGCGGTTCACGTATCCCGATGCGCCGGATGCAGCTGCATACCTCGGCGACGCACAGAACGCCGAGGCCTTCACGGCGTGGCGGTCGCAGCACCCGGAATACACGGACGGCAATCAGGCGTGGATCGCCTTTCGCTCTGCTCGGCCCATCGGATCGCCAACCGGAGCGCCTGTGAATGATGACGGCGTGGCTCCGGTCTACGACGCCCCGGGATCGCTGGATCTGTCGCAGATCGGCAGCTTGCTGGCCGGTGTTGGCGATCAGGCTGCGTCGGTGCCAGACAAGAAAACGACCGCGCCGACGCCGGGTGTTACGGAGGATGGCTGGGTGTTCAAGGGCGGGGATCCATCTAACCCGGCCAACTGGGTGAAGGCTGAGGACGTGTTCGGAGGTGCTCGATGAGTGCTGGCCCGTGGGAAAAGTACGCGCCGCCGGCGCAGCCGTCATCCGATGGCCCGTGGTCGAAGTATGCAGGGGCCGGCGATGCCGGCCTTTCGCTCACTGTCGAGCCAGATCCATCGCTGCGTCCCGCGCCGGCTCTGCTGGATGTGATGCGGCACCCCGAGTTTGCGGTGGATGCGCAGCGGCCAGTCCGGGCAAATCTCCTCGATGCACAGCCTATCAGTGCTTCCCAGTCGCAGCCGAAGGCATCCCTGACGCCAGACCTAGACGCCGCCAGCGCCGCGCTGCAGTCATCCTTGGTGCGAACCGCCGCCGCGGTCCCGTTCCTGCAGGGCGGCGTGTCCGGGGCGACCGGAAACACGGAGCAAGCAGACGAGGGCTTTGCCCGGTTTGAGCGCATGCGTGGCATTGCCGATCAGCTTGCCGCCGATGCCGAGTCCCGTAGCCATCTCGGTTCGACCATTGGCAGCCTCGCCGGCATCATCCCGCAGTATTCCTTTGCGCCTACCGCCGCGCTGAATATCGCCTCGCAGGGTGTAGATCCGGCCTCCCGCGTGCTGGATGCCAATGGCGCCCTGGCTGATGCCTACAAGGTCGCTGGCATCGGTGGCGCCGCCGGCCTTGCTCAAGCCGCAATACCTCTCGGAATGATCGCCAACCCGGTCACTCGTGCATTGGCTGGTGGCGTTCTTGGCGGCGGAGCCGGCATTGGCGCTCAAGCCGCGCAGCACCAGATTGCGCCGGATGCGATTGCGTCACCAACAGCCTCTGACGCCATCGAACAGATCGGCATTGGCGCCCTGCTCGGAGCGATGTTGGGCCGTGGCCGTGCACCGATTCCGGAGCGTGGCGCCGAGCAGCGACTGCAGCCTGACGCGCCTTACCCCGACCTCCCGCCGCCGGCTCCGATCTCTGGCAGGCTTCCGCCGGGCGCAGATTTTATGGGGTCGTGGCGCACGCCTCGCCCGGATCGCAGCGTTCCACCGGCTGGCACAGTCCGCGTAACGCCTGATGGCGAGGCTTTTACGCCGCCGCAAGGCGCCCAGGCGCTGGGCGATGCCATTCAGGCCGCCCGTGGCAACGAGGCACCGCAGCTTGGCGCTCCTGTGGTGTCGGTGGATCGGTCTGGCCGCGCTGTCACCTCGTCGGATTACCTCGCGCAGGTGCGGCAAGCGCAGGCCGACGCCCAAGCGAAGCTGGATGCGCAGCGTGATCGCCGCATCCTCGGCATCACGCCGGACATCGAGCGCACGCAGGCGCCCAGGTGGGCGGAGTCACGCCGTGCCTCGCAGGATTTGCAGGATCGTCAGGACGCCATCGATGCGCAGAATGGCGATCTGGCACAGCAACGAAACGACGACGCGCCGCCGTGGTGGATGGCTGCGCGTGGCGGCGAAATGGACATGGGAGATAGCGGCCAGTCGGCGCCGGCCGGTATTGAGCCGTCGCCGGTCACGACGCCTCGCGCCCCTGGGCAGATTGCTCGGCCCGCCAATGCCGATCGGCGCAAGTGGTTGCCGACCGGCCGCAAGGACAGCCGCGGTCGCGACATCTATAGCCCCGTGCTGGACTTCGGCAAGGGTGACGGCCTGATCCACTGGCTGGCCGCCAACGGTGGCGTCAACTTCGGACAGATGCGCAAGCAGACCGGCGTGGACCCGGCGCTGTTGAAGGATGCTGGCGTCATGCGGCCGCTCGGAAAGCTTGGCATGCCGGCCATGCGCCGCAATGGCGGCATGACGCTGGAGCAGGCCTACGAGCGCATGGCCGAGGACGGATGGTTCCCGCCCGCCGATCCGAGCGCGCCGGCGCGACAGGGCATGACCGAGGCTGCTGACTTGATCCACGAGGCGCTGAACGGGCGGGAGGTGTTCCACCCGTACGAGGGCGCCGAGCAGCGCATGGAGGCAATGGCGCGTGATCATGACGAGGCGATGGCGCAGCAGGATGCCGAGTTCGCCCGTGACCGCGCCGACATGGACGAAGTTTCGCGAGCAGAGGCCATCCAGGCACTACTCGACGAGCGCGCCGACGTGTCGCGCGGCAACGAGGAAGAGGCGCTGACGCTGGAACAGTGGGTCAGTCGGGCCTATGATGCCGGGGCCGAGCCTACGGACATCATCGACGCGACTTGGGACGGATCGCCAGCTGAGCAAGTACGCAAGCTGTCCGACCTGATTTCACGACAAAGGAGCGAAGGAAATGGCTTTGACACAGGAACAGCGCCGATCCGTCGTGAAGGCGGCACTGGCTCGCCGAGCGAAAGGCTTGCCGCCACTGGTCCCGGCGAGCAAGGGGGCGTCGTCCGCCCCGGCGAAGGCCTCGGACAAACCGGCCAAGTAGAAGAACCGTCCGACCTCTTCCCCGACCCCACTCCACAAGAGCGAATCGCCGACGAACGGCGCCGGCGTGATGCGCAGCGCAACGGCCTTGGCCGCGATCTCGTTCGACCCGAGCAGGGCGATGGCGAGCTGTTCGCAGGCGGCAGGCCGGAGCAGACAAGTATTCCTGATGCTCCCGCTCCCGAGGTTCGGGCGTCCTCCCGTGATATGTTCACCCGCACACGCGGAGACCTGGAGGCGGCCCGTGGAAAAGACCAAGCTGGGAACGGACGGCAAGACCGTAATTCTGGACCTTCCGGCACCGGAGGGATGGACGCAGGCGGACTACGATACCGCCCTGACGCAACACCAGAGCTTGTCCGACAAGGCGAACGTGAACTCGATGAGCTTGTGCGGCGGTTTAACGGCTCCGTACTTGCAGACGCCATTGCCCGAGATTTCCGAGAAAAAGGAACGGCGCAGCTAGTCGGGCGAACAATCAAGGACGTACACGATTTCGCCGCCCTGGCGCAGGTGTACCGCAATCCGCTGTTCGAGACGCTGCACTATATCTGGACGGATGATGCTGGCCGCGTCTTGGGAGAGTCGGCAGTCTCCTCGCGCCTGCCGTCGTCATCCAGTGCGCTCCCCGCCGGCGAGCGTGACCCCATCGCATGGCTAAAGCGGACGGCTGATAGCTATGGCGCCACGCAGTTCTACATGACCCACAATCACCCGAGCGGCAATCCGTCGCCGAGCGGGCCGGACATTACGCTCACCGAAGATCTGGCTCGCATGGCCTCCTCCGGCGACCTGCAATTCCGCGGGCATGTCGTGCTCGACCACACCACCTACAGCACGATCAATGGGCGTGGTGACGTTGGTACGCATCAACTCGACATTGATGGCGATGATCCGCTTCGCCGGCGCCGGGGCGTAATTGCTGGCGTCAGGCTTACGAGGACGAGTGAGCTAGCAGCAGCTGGCCGCATCCTGGCCGACCGTACGCCGGACAACTCGATTGCCATCATGGTCAGTGATGCTGGAGGTACGGTCACCCTTGCCACGAGCCTCCCCTTGAGTTCGCTGCGCCCTGGTCTGATGGAGCATCTGGAGGACATTGCTCGGGTCGGTCGCGGATACCGCATGTACGCGGTCATCCCGCCGGTAGCGACCCTGACGGCGGGGCAGGAGTCCATCATGCGGGGCCTACTGCGCACCAACATGTTCCGCGAGATCATCACCTCTGATGGGCGCACGCTCGGCAATGGCGGCGACATCCATGATGTCCTTTCGTCCGTGAGTAGCGGAAAGCAAGTTTTTTCTCGTCGCCACACCTACACCCAGGAGCAGAAGGAGTTCATGCGCAAAGCCGGCATGGCTGGAGCGGTGGACGAGCGCACCGCCATTCGCCGGGCGCTGGATGCCATCCGTGGCGCGCACCCGAACGTGGACGGTGACGCGTTCCGACAGGGCGAGATTGACCATTTCCACGGCATCAAGCGCGCCGTCGACGAGAAGGGCGGCATCGCGCCGGAGAACGACCCCTACCTGGCTGCGGAGATGATCCAGACTGCCTCGACAATGGAGGCGATACTGCGCTTCGGCGCGCCAGAGTTGCATGGTGGTGCACTGCGTGTGCGGCGTGACGTCCCCGGCCTGCTAGATGCCCTGACCCCGGTTCGCGACCAGATGCCGCAGTGGCTTGGCTGGATGGTGGCCGGCCGTGCCCAGGTGCTGAAACGACAGGGGCGCGAGAACGCCATGAGCGATGCCGACATTCAGGCCGGATTGTCGCTGGCGAAGGGGCATGAGGCAGAGTTCAAGGCCGCTGCCGCCGGTTATGTGAAGCTCAAGAACGCCATCCTCGACCTAGCCGAGCACACCGGCATCATCGATCCGGTGGCGCGCAAGGCATGGGATCATGCCGAGTACATCCCGTTCTATCGCGACATGGATGCCGGTTTCTCCGGTCCAGGCACGCGGCAGGGCCTGGTGAACCAGTCCAGCGGCATTCGTACCTTGAAAGGTGGCGAGTCGCCACTGAAAGACCCGCTGGGCAACATCATCGCGAACTTCACCCGGCTAATGGATGCCTCGATGAAGAACCGGGCGACCCTGTTGGCGGTGGATCAGTTAGGTGCGCCGTACTTCCGCAAGGCGCCGCTGGAGGTGAAGGCTGAAACGATCCCTCTCGACCAAGTGCGTCGCCACCTGCTTGCTCAGGGTGTGGATCGAGCAACGATTGACAGCATGCCGTCGGATGCGCTCAAGGGCGTGGCGCGCATGCTGGCGGTGAAGCCGCCCGAGGGTGACGACATCGTGCGCGTGATGCGCAACGGAAAGGCCGAGTATTACCACGTGGACGACCCGCTTCTGCTGCGCTCGCTGACCGCGTTCAACGAGGGCGGGACGCACTGGTCGATCAAGCCGCTGGTGTGGTTCAGGCAACTGCTGACGGCTGGCGCCACGGGCACGCCGGAATTCATCCTGCGCAACGCTCTGCGTGATACCGGCGAGGCGACGGTAACCTCTCGCGACCGCTTCATACCGGTGGTCGATACCGTGCGCGGCGCCATCGAAAGCCTCCGTGAGTCGGAGCTGACGCAGGACCTGATGATGGCTGGCGCCGCATTCCATAGCGGGCTATTCCATACCGGCAACAATGAGGACACCGCCAAGGCGATCCGGCGGGCGTTGCGCAAGCACGGCATGACGGATAGCGCCATCGAGCGCTACCTTCGCACACTGATCAACCCGAAGCGCCTGTGGGACGTCTATCGATCGGTCAGTGAGGCCACCGAGATGGGCAGCCGCGTGTCACTGGCTCGCTTGCGCCTGGAGGCCGGCGCCACGCCAGTGGAGGCGGCGCACGAGGCCAAGGACTTCCTCAACTTCCAGCGCCGCGGTGACGACAAGTTCGTGCTGGCCTTCACCAAGGTGATCCCGTTCCTCAACGCTCGCGTTCAGGGTGGCGACCGCCTGTATCGTGTCGGCACCACGAAAGGGCGTCGCGGCAAGGTGGCGGCGCGACTGGCAGTAATGGCGCTTCTTTCCACACTGCTGTACTGGTGGAATCAGAAGGAGCACAAGGACGCCTACGACGAGATTCCCGACTGGGACAAGGATGCGAACTGGCACATTGCCCCGGGCACCGACCACTACCTGCGCATCCCCAAGCCGTTCGAGCTTGGCTTGGTCGGCGGCACCCTGCCGGAACGGATGTATGGCGCACTGCAATATCAGATGACGAACGGCAAAGATGGCGACCGTCCCGAGCAAAGCTGGGACGCTTTCATGCACTCGGTATCGGGAACGCTCGGCATCAACCCGATTCCGCAGGCGGCCATGCCGATCGTCGAGGACGTGGCGAACAAGGATCTGTACTTCGACTCACCCATCGAAAGCATGGGCGACCGGTACAAGGCGCCGTCAGACCGTTACGGACCGACGACATCGCCGACCATGAGGGTCGCATCCAAGGGCATGTCTGCTGCGGTAGGTGAGGACAAGACGATTTCGCCCAAGCGCCTGGAGCACTTCTGGCGAGGCTACACCGCAGGCATGGGCCAGTACCTGCTGGATGGCGCCGACTGGGTGACGCGCCGCCTACAGCATGCGCCGGAGACGCCAGATCTTGCCCTGCGCGACTATCCGCTGATCGGCACGGTGGCACGTGGCGGCGGGCCGGCGCGCAGCACGCGCTACGTGGACGAGTTCTACGGCCTGGCTGAGAAAGCGCAGATGCGCTCGAATCAGGTCAAGGACGCCGTGCACAATGGCGACAACGCCCGAGCCCGTCGACTTGAGAAGGAGTGGGGCTGGCTGTTGGGTCAACGGCAAGGATCTGGCCGTGCGAAGGAGGGCTTCATGCACGGCGGCCTTCGCGAATTGAACCGTCTGCGTGACCAGCTCAGCGCAATCAGCAAGAACAACGCCAAGATCTACGAGAGCCGGACCATGAGCGGTGCGGCGAAGCGCAGGGCGCTGGATGCGAACTTGGAGAAGCGCAACGATCTTGTTCGCAAGGCAGTGCGCCAGATCAGGGAAAGGCAGCGGAAAGCAAGCGAATCGCGGTAAGGACAAGCAGCGCCTGCAGGCAAAGACCGAACAGAGTTTCCATGTCCCCTGTTCGGCTGACCGCCGCCACGGACGTGATAAAGGCAAGGACGCCGACGCCCAGACCAACCCACACCAGCCCAGCGAAGAAGCAGGGAATGGCGATCATCCACAACACCAGGGCGAGCAGGCTGCGCATGTCCGGAGCATACGCCATCCCGTAACGTTGAGTCGCGACACAGCGCGGCCCACGCTCCGCACATGGTTACCAAGGTTCCTCTCTACGGTTCACCGCTCCGCGCCGTCCAGATCGACGAGCGCGCGACGGAAGGCGCCACCCTCGGCGTCAACCTCCGCTGGCCCGACGGCCGCTTGGTCGACCCATCCGACTTCACCACGCCGGCCCCCGAATCTTCGCCGATCACCACCACCGACGACGTGGAAGAGGGCCAGTGGAACCTGTGGTTCACGAAGCGCCGCGCACAGGACGCGGTGGGTGAGATCCTGGCCGACTCGGCGAACGTCACGCTGACCTACGTGGGCGGCGAGTCGATCACGGCGAACCTGACTGATCTGCCCGACACCGACACCGGCACCCTCCAAGCGTTCACCCGCGACGACAAGGGCCGCGTCACCGGCACCCGTGACGCCACCATCACCGGCACTGCCGGCCAGATCGAGGTGGCCCACGGCGACGCCTCGGATGGCCTGCCGACGATCAGCCTCGCGGAAGTCACGCCGACCGATGGCGGCACGCTGCAGCTGACCGAGTTCGACGCCTACGGACGGCGCAGCAAGGAAGGTGACGCCACCACCGACGACCTGCCCGAGGGCGCGAACCTGTACTTCACCGATGCCCGCACCGACGCACGCATCACCGCCGCCAAGTCCGATCCCGACGGCATCGCCTCGCTTCAGGACGGCAAGCTGGACCCCGGTCAGCTCCCGGCGCTGGCGATCACCGAGACGTTCGTGGTTGCGGACGAAGCGGCGATGCTGGCGCTGGACTGCCAACAGGGTGACGTGGCTGTACGTGCCGATGAGCAGAAGTCCTACATCCTGACCGCCGAACCAGCTTCGACTCTCGCAAACTGGCAAGAGCTGCTCACCCCGACCGGATCCGGCGTCGCCAGCTTCAATGGGCGCACCGGCTCGGTAGTGCCGGCCAGTGGTGACTACATCTTCGCGCAGATCGGCGACAAACCCACAACCCTCTCCGGCTACAGCATCACGGATGCGGTACCCACAACCCGCACGGTCAACGGCAAGCCACTGAGCGCCAACGTTACGCTGGCTGCATCCGACGTGGGGGCAGAGCCAGCCATCCCTGCCGGGACCGGTGCTCAGTTCCTACGGGGCGACAAGACGTGGCAGACGCTCAACAAAGCCACTGTCGGCCTCGGCAACGTAGACAACACCAGCGATGCCAACAAGCCGGTGAGTACAGCGCAGGCCGCAGCTATCGGAGCCAAACTCGATCTGTCGATCGCAAGAGATGCAGGGATCGAGACTACGGTGGGGCGGCGCGTAACCGACATCGCCGATCTTCCGTCAATCGTTGGGGCAGCATTTTACAGCGCCGCCAATGGGGCTGCGAATGCTCCGGCAATCGGTGCCGCCGCCGGCATCCATGCTGTCTATAGCACTGGTCTTTCGTTTGAGCTGCATATGCTTAGCACCGCCTCGCCGAGGCTGTTTATCGGCTCCCTGCCGGGCGGTGCGTGGAACGAGGCATGGACTACTGGGAATTTCAATCCAGCGACGAAAGCAAATACGTCGGGTGCAAATTTCTCCGGCGACGTCACTATCCTCAAATCAAGCGCCGTTGTCGGCGTAGGGTTAAGTTCACTGAACGGCGGCATCGCAAACTACGGAGAAGAAGGCTCCGGGTATTTAGGGGTCTTCTCCAATTTTTCTGGCGGGCGTATCTACCTACGCCCCGATGGCCGGACATCGAATGTTGGGGAGTGGCGGCTGGAGGCTGATCTGTTTGCGCCGTGGATAGACAACGCTGTATCAATTGGATCTGCCGGCCGCAGGCCGTCAGTAATCTACGCAGGCACCGGCACAATCAACACATCCGACGCCCGCGAGAAAACCCCAGTCCGTCCTCTGACGGAAGCCGAGCTTGCAGCGGCAATCGAGCTCGGCAGCGAGATCGGCGTCTACAAATGGCTGTCGATGATCGACGAGAAGGGCGAGGACGGAGCCCGGCTGCACGTCGGCATGACCGTTCAGCGGGCCATCGAAGTCATGGAGAGCCACGGCCTCGACCCGATGCGCTACGGGTTCATCTGCTACGACGAGTGGGACGAAACGCCGGAGCAATGGGAGGACGCGCCGGAAGAGCTGGACGAGGACGGCAACGTTGCGCGCGAAGCCAGTCGGACGCTGGTGCAGGAGTACCGGCCAGCCGGCAACCGCTACAGCTTCCGCACGGGCGAGCTGAATCTTTTCCTAGCTCGTGGCTTCGCGGCACGACTCGATGCACTTGAAGGGGTGGCGTCATGACCGATCCAGCAAACGAACTCCACGAACTGCGCGAGGAGGTGGCCGCACTTCGGCAGGACGTGCAGGGGCTGGTGGAGGCATGGCGCACGGCCACGGGCGTCGTGCGGGCCGTGAAGTGGCTCGGCAAGGTCGCCGGCTCGCTCGGCGCGATCTATGGGCTGTATCGACTGTGGGTGATGAAATGAACCGACTCCGTGCGATCCATGCGTGGCTCAAGGCCCGCAGCGCGTACTTCCTTGGCGTGATGGCGCTATTCCCTCAGCTCTGGCTCAGCTCACCGGAGTTGCAGGCGATGTTGCCGGCGACGTGGGTCAGCCGTATTGCCACGCTGGTGGCGCTGATTGCCTTCGCCGGCAAGATGCTGGCCGGGCTGCGCAAGCTCCCCAATCCCGACGACAGCGACGAGGCGGGGGCGTGATGCTGGAGCTACCTGCAACTCCCGAGCAGGTGCTGGCCGGGGCCATCATGCCAGCACTGGACCTCCTGCCGCGCTCGATGCACACCGGTGAGGCGGCGGTGATGCTGCTGGCCATCGGCGGCCAGGAATCCGGATTCCGCACCCGTGAGCAAGTGGGCGGTCCGGCCCATGGCCTGTGGCAGTTCGAGAAGGGCGGCGGCGTGCGCGGCGTGCTCAAGCATCGGGCCACGGCCAGCCATGCCCGGATCATCTGCACGAACCGCAGGGTGCCTCCGACCGAAGCCGCTGTCTATGCGGAGTTGCTGGACGATGACGTTTTGGCCGCCGGCATGGCCCGCCTGCTGCTGTGGGCCGATCCGCTGCGCCTGCCAGCCATCGGTGACGAGCAGGGTGCGTGGGAGTGTTACATCCGAAGCTGGCGACCGGGCCAGCCGCACCGCGACCGCTGGGGCGAGCACTACGCGGCGGCGGTGAAGGCGGTGGCGCCGTGATTTCTCGCCTCAAGTCGTGGGCACTCGCCCTGCTGGCGATCCTCGCCGCCATCGCCACGGCTGGCCTGTACGGGCGACGCAAGGGCAGGCAGGCGGCGGAGAAGGACGAGGAAGCGCGAGACGCGCAGGCAGCCGCGCAGGCGGCACAGGACACGATCCACGCCCACGAGGTGCGAAATGAAGTTGAGGCCGAGGTATCGAAACTGCCCGATGCGCCGACGCAGACGGTGGGCGCTGCTGATCCCGCTACTGCTGCTGGCCGGCTGCGCGACGACGGATGGACGCGTGACTGACCGCTGTGCCGGTTGGGCGCCGATCTACCCGAGCAAGGCGGATGTGCTCACGGACGGGACTGCGCGGCAGATCCTGGCTCACGAAGAAGCGGGCGTGGCGCTGGGGTGCTGGCCTGCGCCGGCGAAGGCGAAAACCTCGCCCGAATCGTAGCCCCGCACCGACATCGCCAACATTCTCAAATCGGCACCATGGCACTGCCCGGCGAGTCAGGCCGTTGCACCGGCCGGGGATGGCCGATGACCCGGGCGACTTTGTGAGTAAGTGCGTGAGTACATCTGTCCATCAACGCGCCAAGAATGGCTCAACAGCGCCATCCATCGCGCCATGTTCGATTCCTATCTCCGGCACCAACAAGAGCTATGTCGGGGGCTGTAGGCCGACATGAAGCACGCGAAACCCCGCCATCGTGCGGGGTTTTTCGTATGTGGGTGTCTGCTGGCGGATGCTCGTATCAGTCTCAGCCCGTGAGTACGATTGTGAGTACAGTCGGCGCCACGCCACCCGGCGCAGCCGCGTTACTCACACCATGCCTCTCACCGACGCCCGCATCCGCACGCTCAAGCCTCGCCCCACGGTCTACCGGGTCGCTGACCGCGATGGACTGTGCCTCGAGATCAGGCCGACCGGGGCCAGGCTCTGGCGCATGCGCTACCGGCGCCCAGTGACCGGCAAGCCCAATATGCTCAGCATGGGGGCCTATCCGGCCATCGGCCTGCAGGATGCGCGGCGAGCGTGCGCGGAGGCCCGTGCGCAGCTGGCCGATGGCGTCGACCCGGCAGAGGCACGGAAGTCAGCAGCGAACCCCGGCGACGATGACCGGTTTCGGGTCGTGGCCGAGGAGTGGCTGGGGAAGCGTGAGGACTGGTCAGAGGCCACCATGAGCAAGGCGGTAGCCATGCTGGAGAACTGGGCCTATCCGTGGATCGGCAGCCGCCGCATGCGAGAAATCACGACGCTGGACATGCTGCAGATGCTCCGCCGTCCCGAGGCTCAGGGCAAGGTCGAGACAGCTCAGCGGCTCAAGCAGCGGTGCGGCCAGATCTTCCGCTACGGCATCCCGACGGGCCGGTGTGACCGCGATCCCACGGCAGACCTGCGTGGTGTGCTGCGATCAGTGCGCGTGAAGCACCATGCCAGCATCACCGACCGGGCCGGCGTGGGCGCATTGCTGCGATCCATCCACGCCTACGGCGGGCACTTCTCGACCGTCTGCGCTCTCAAACTGGCCCCGCTGCTGTTCGTGCGCCCCGGCGAGCTGCGGCAGGCTGAATGGGTCGAGTTTGACATCCCCGGCAAGCTGTGGCGCATCCCGGGCGAGAAGATGAAGATGCGTATCCCGCACCTTGTGCCGCTGTGCCGGCAGGCGCTGGGCATACTTGATGAGTTGCGCCCGGTCACGGGGCATGGTCGTTACCTGTTCCCCGGGATGCGCGATCGAGGCAAGTCCATGTCTGAGGCGACGATCAATGCGGCGCTGGCCGGCATGGGCTACGACAGTAGCGTAATGACCGCGCACGGCTTCCGCTCGATGGCCTCAACCCTGCTCAACGAGGCCGGTTGGAACGCGGACTGGATCGAGCGTCAACTGGCACACGCCGATCCGAACGCGATACGGGGCGCCTACAACTACGCCCAGTGGCTACCAGACAGGGCGCGGATGATGCAGGCATGGGCCGACATGCTGGACGAGCTGCGGGACGGAGCGAAGGTCATCCCGATACGTTCGGCCAGGTGAATCACGCCGCGCTTCGCTCGCGGTCGCGCTGCTGTTTCAGCGCCTCGATCCACGCATCAATCTCCGACTCGATCCACAGCGACGACCGGCCACGCTTCACCGGTGCGGGGAACTCGCCCTTGCGGATCAGCTCGTAGATCGTCGGCGCGGCCATGCCGACCTTGCCGCTTACGCCCTCTTTTGCAGGGCGGTCGAAAGGTGCCTTCATCGGCAGCAGGGCATCACTCATTGGTCACTCCCATTGCTCTCAAGTCGATCTCGTCCACATGCTCCCGCAGCCGATGCCGAAGCCTGTTGACCACCCCCGCTATACCGGCGCGCGGCGAACCCTCGGGAAAGGCATGCACTACCGCGAAGACCTTGCTGTCCATGCCGCGCCGATACAACCGGTACAGCACGCCGCCTGAGTCCTGCGGGATGCGCACCCAGCAGAAGCGGTTGCGCTTGCCGGGCATGCGGCGGGTGAGGTGGCGGG